CAGCATCTGACAACAGGGATGTTTCTGCAGCGAGGATGGTCAATGTTGCAGCAGCAACACCAGGAACTCCAGCGGCAGCCAACGTGAAGAAATCCAAGTTGGCTGCTGCACCGGCTCCTGTGAAGCCTGAAACATAGATAACATCATCATCCAGAAAACCTGCAGTAACAAAAGTCGCTGCAGTATGAGTGAGAGAATCAGGGGTACCAGAAACAGCCGCAATATCTGTAGCTGTTACATGCGCACCGAAGGCATTCATCTCAGGTCCTGTCATTATTGCCGAGGAGATCCAGTAAGGAGTAAAGAACGCACTGTCCCGAAGGTCAGCACGTCTCCAGTCTTGAATCAACATTGGTTATACTCCTTTCGTTTTCTGGCTATTTGCCAGGAATGTTTGAGATCAGCATATGCAGAACACCAACACCAGCAGCGATTGCTCCTGCATTGGTGATTACTGCATACACAACAGGTACAGTGGTGGCGGCTCCAACGATAAATCTTGGAGCGGTGTAGGAACCAGCAGCAACCTGCGTCAGCCAGTCCGAGGTGTGTGCTGTTACAGGTCCGTAATAACCCTCAGTAGTCAGGGTTATATCTGCAGCCAGGACATACTCGTCTACGTCCACATTGGTCAGCACTCCACCGGTGGTGATAAGATCGGTGGCCAGAGTCCCACTCCCAATCGTGCCGGTTGTTCCAGCGGTAAAGCCTGTAGTTACCTGAAAAACCACTTCGTGAATAACAGTGATTCTTCCGGCGACAGGAAACGAGAAAAAGCATACACTCGCATCCTTAACATCTGCCCCAATGACTTTCCCTGAGGTGATCCAGTAAGGAGAAGCATAAACGCTATCTCGCAAGTCAGTCCGTCTAATATCGTACATAGCCATTTAAGGTTACCTCTCTTTCGGTTAGAAATGTTAAAAAATAACTGAATAGTCAACAAAGACAAAGAACGTTCCTGCTGTTCCCCCATCATCATCAGTGGTAACGGTGATGGCTCCACTTGCCGCAGAGAAATACTTCCCTGGTTGCGAAGAGATAGAAACGTCAATCATAACCTTCAGACCAAGTGCGTTCGGCACAGTAACATCTGAAGTCATGAAGCCGTCAGTAACAGCAACTTCCTTGTTTCCCATCCAGCCGATTTCGAGTGTTGCTGTACCCAGCGTGTAGGCTGTAGTGATCAACACCCAAACCTGTTTTACAAAGGCATACCGAGGAATTCTGATGACATTGTAAGTGGCATCAGCGGGGGCAGCCATTTTCTTACTTCTCGCAAACATGTAGTTTTGCGAAAAGGCAGAGGTGTAAAAATCAGTGCTCATTTTCAAAACTCCTTTTCTTGCCCAGAAAGTTCATTAATTGAACCTTCTGGGCTGTTTGAGGTTTAGTCTAAGGCAGCACCCCAGGAAGAACCAGTGATAATCCCGAAGTCCATATCATTGAACTTCACCTTTTTACAGCCCAGGATACCACCGCCTCTGACGTTCATGAAACGCTCGGCATCACGGGTGTAAGGGACAAAGCTCATTGTGGTTGACTTGGAATCTCCGGCTCCGCCCCAGGCCCATACAGCAGCCTGAGCGCCCAGGAGAACATTCCGGTAGACAGATGAATTGGTGGGGGACTTCCGAACCCGCTCACTCTTGCTCACCAGCATCCCGTTGTATTCGAACTCTACATTGGGCTGAGCAAGCTTCCCTGCCGAGCGAACCAGATCGCCCCACTGGCCGATGTTCATGTTCTGACGCATACGGTCAAAGACATAGGTGTGGAGGATAACCCGGAAGAAGCTCTTCCCGCCGATCTTTAACGGACGAAGCTTAAAGGCTCCAACCGTAGTCGGCATTTCCGCCAGTTGCTTCATACGATCCAGGAAATTCAAGTCAATGATGTCTGTCGAGGTCAGAGCTGCATCCGTTGCAGCATCGTTCACCCGAAGCCAATGACTCGTATCAGGGTCGGTACAAGCCTGCGCAAAAGTTTTTCCGGCAATCTTAAAGGTTGTATCACCACAGAGAGTGGCAATAACCATGTTAGAAAGCTTGTCGGCCCACCAGTCCTGCAGTCCGCTTTTGCCTTCTTGCAGCAGATTATAAGGCACCCTCTGCTCTTCCATCTTACCGCCAGTGTCAACTGCGTGGTTGAGCTCTTCGATGGTAAGTTTGAAATTCCGGAAGATAAGCTTCTCTTCGTTCCCTTCCACTGGGTCATTTCCTACAATCCCTTCTCCGACCAGAGGAAGTCTGATCCCGAAGGTCATCTCGTCCCCTTCGCCTTTTGCCAGATCGGTATCCATCTGGACGATTGAATCCTTGCCCTTTCCTACCAAGTCGTTAAACTCGACAGCAGGAAGGATAATACTGAACAGCTCCCGAGCCCATTTTTTCCTGGTCAAGGGATCATTGGTTAAAAACTCTGTTTTGGGAGGCATCGTTAAAACTCCTTTTCTTCACTCATTATTTGAGTTGATTTTTTAAGTACTTGTCATAAACATCTCTTGGAACCTTGTGCAGCTCGTCTTCTGGGAGGTCGTCAATCATAGCTGCAGTCCAACCTGTGGCAGCACTTCCACCTCCAGGTATATTATGGACACTACCAGGAACCTTGGGCGGGGGAGAATCAGAGGACTTTTCCTTCCCTTTTCCCTCTTCCTCTTTTCCTTTGCCCTCTCCAGCAGGTTTGGTAAACGCAGGATGAAACTCTTTAATCTTTTGATACATATACTTGTAAGGGTTAGGTAGCCCCCAAATGGCAAGCTCGACTTCTTTTACTCTCTCCATCAGTTTACCACCTTCAGTCGCAACAACATGCTTAGCCATTGCCTCAACTATGTCGTCGAAGTTGCTTTGCGAAACGACTTCCCTTACATCCTCGAATTTAGGATTTAACTCCATTGTCTCGAGTAATGTTTCAAGTTGGGACTGCCTGATAGCCGCCAACTCTTCAGTCTTTTTAGCAACCTCTGGATCATCCTCAGGCAGAAGCTCAGCCTTTTTCAAGGCCTTGGTAGCTTTCTCAAGCTCAATGTTGAGCCTATCAACTTCCCTCTTTTGCTCTCGAGCAGCCTGTCGTAACTCTGCACGCTCAGCCTCAATAGCTTCTCGTGCCTGCTTCTCGGCCAATGCCAGCTCTTCTTCAGGGGTTAGCTGCTTTTCAGCCTCTTTACCATCTTTTCCTTTTGCTGCCGCTTTAGCTGCTTCTTCGGCTTCCTTGACTTGGGCTGCTTTTTCCTCATCAGTTAACTCCTCCTCGAACTCACTCTTTTTTTCTGCACCCTCAGGCGGGGTCTCTTTACCTTTACCCTCATCCTGCGACGCATCAGGTTTTAACTCGGTGGTCATAAAACTTCCTCCTTTTACTTAGACTTTTTTATAGTTGCCGGAGCAGCAGGTTTGTTCTCTGCTGCTTTTTCTTTTATATCCAACTCCCTTACTTTCAACTGCATTTCAGCTTTAAACTTTGCATCTTCCCTTTCCATCTGCATCTGGTTGAATTCCCGAACCCTCTGCTTTGCAGAGTATGGCAACGAGGAGTATTCCATCAGCAGGTCCGGAGGAATAGTATTCGGGTTGTTTGCTCCAAACTGAGACAGCATTGTTAAGGCAAACGCTTTCATAGTTACGTTCTCAACACTCTCATCAATCCTGGCATCAAACTCTCCAAAGGAAACATCATTAAATCCTTCGGACTGGGGGTTTGTCTGGGAGTTTATTTTAAGAAGTTGAGCTCCTTCTGGCCCCTCAATCCGAAGAATCCTTTCAGTAGTTTCATACTGCTGAATCAAAGAAACCATCTGCTTAGCCAACGCAATTCGAGACTCCCTAAAATTCTCGAACATTGTGTAGAGAACTGCGATTCCAGTCTCTTGGCGCTTTTGCAGAGTTACTCCAGGTTCTCTCGAAGATGTCTGAATCCCCATCAAGGCATCCTGGGTTCCCACAACATCTTTGACACTCTGAGAGAACAACTCATCAAGCTGTCCATAGATAACACTGATCTGAGGTTGGGTGGTGAACTTATTCTTATCTAAGCCACCTCTTGTAACTTCCATACGAAAGTTTGGTTCAGAAGACTTTTCTTCATACTCGTCTATGTTGACGATGGTTCCAGTCTCATAAATCAGAATTCCTTTAGGACTCACCTGCAGCAGGTGGACCAGTTGACGCCTGGTTGTATTCAGAGCTCGTTGCGGGTCCTTAGCCATTGTGATAGCTCCGAACCACCTATTCTCGTCTTCGTTCTTGTAAGCACCAAAGAGGACAACTGGAAGATCATTATGCTTATAAGGCGATGGACCTTCTTCCAGCAACATTGATCCTGAGAAGATTGCGTATTTAACTCTTTTCCCCATCCTTTTTATAGCTTGGATAGGCTCATCAGACTGGAATGTTTTTCCATCAGGAAGAGGAATTCCATCTCGAACAGCCTTTTCAAACTTAACAAACTCATCCTCTTTAAGACTATCTGGCTTTCCGGTGAGAGGATTCTTGAACCAGTAGATAGGAACAAACTCTCTGTACCACCCTTCCACCAGTCTGTATTTATGATTGGCTTCGTTGAAGTAAGTTGGTTTTACCCCAACATATTGCTGCGAGAATACCTTTACAGCATTCGCATCATAGTCGGGATACTTTCCAATAATATCTTCTTCATCAAACCACTTACTGATGAAGACATATTTGGCGTCTGAAAGATCATACTCGATGGAGTCAGGGTCAACAACTACGTCTCGGCCAGGAATCCTCACCACCTGTAGTTCAGGCTGAAAAGGATTATCTCCACCCATATAGGTATGGATAAAACTCCTACCCCCTTTTACTGTATGGCCAAAGGCATCCATCTCTTTTCTGGCAGTCTTTGTTTTCTGCCTGTAATAGATAAGGACACCATTCATAACCTCAGTCAAGGCTTCATCTTCCGTTCCAACAGGAACCAGAATGGGGGTCTGACGAGCTTGTGCTGCTATCCCAATCAGCATATCAACTTTGGGCTTAATTTCGTTGTAGACACTGATAGGACGCTTTTGAGCTTCAAGAGAAGCTATAACCTCTGCTGAGTCTTGATCTCCAGCGTAAAACTTATAGTCCTCTTCAGACTCTTCTCTCCATAGAGTTTCAGAAGTGCTTCTCTCTCCCTCTAAAAGCCAGTTATTTAGCTTGGTAAGAATAGCATCCTTCTCTGCGTCTCCGCCAGCAGCCTTCTGAGTGATATCACTTTCAGCAATAATGTTAGCCATTTTAACCCCTTTAGCCCCTCGGTTTTGCAGTCTTTTTGGGTTTTCCTGTTGGCTCCCAGCCGTGATCAAGTGCATTTAAGAGTCTGACTTGTGCGTCAGCATTTTCTTTGGTGGTAGCCTTTGCATGGACCCTGTTAGGTGTTGCTACTCTGAACTTTCCACCTTTAACCTTAGTTGTCTTTGCGGGCATTTTAACTCCTTTAAACTGTCATCCAAGATTGTCTTGGTCTTCCGTGCTGCGAAGAATACTTCCATTCTTTTATCTTAGGCTTCTGGGGCTTCTTGGTCCAAATCCTATAAGCAATATTATGAAAATACTCAGTCAAACACAGTGCATCTGCTATGTTAGGACTGGCAGCCCCTCTCATCTTCATCTTCTTCTTGCTTTCAACAACATACCCTCCATCAGCATTGAAGTCATAAGTTGGGAGAGATAAATCATTACAGAGTTCGTGCGCCATTGAAAGCATTTCTCCGGGTCTCTTCACATCAGGGAAAGAATAAACTCCCTTCATACATTTCTCTCTGACGTTGACCCAGAGTTCATCCCGTAATCTGTGGTAACGACTGACATCAGAAGAAGCTTCCGAAACATTGACTCCAAACAACCCAGGCAAACCTTTCTTTGCCAACCAGTCAACAACTCCAGCTCCCACACCAATCTCGTCTATCGCAAGGCCAGAAGCCTCTAACTCCAAGTAATTTTTCTGTGCGAAGCCAGCCAAAGATATAGTGTTCATTCCTCTGAACTCTTCCCAAGGAAGAATCATCAAACCCTTCCGAGGCATGATAATCGAGGCATCCTCTCCATATCTTGCAACATCTACTCCGATGTAGAGGGGTTCTTCTTCTGCTACTTCGATCTCCTGTCCAACACACTGAAGAGCCCAAGCCAGAGGGATAAGAGTTTTTTCATCAGCCAAAGGAGGATCACCAGCGACCCTAATCCTAAAGACGTTTGAATCTTCCCCATACTTATTCCTCATGTACTCGACATACTCTTTCTTAACATTCGAGCTATTCCGAGAGTCGAAATGAAACTTTTGCCAAGACTTCGAAATCTCCGGATGAAAGTGAGAGTCGTAGAAATAGCCCTTGTCTTTAGTCATATTCCCTATCAGCAATACCCAGTTATCTTCCTGAGTCAGCGCACCTTCCAAGGGAATAAACACGGGGTCAGGCATACCAGATGCCTCGTCCACAACTATCAACAGATGATCTCCATGAAAGCCAGCCAGAGACTCTGCTTGTTCCTCCTTTGTACTTTTAGCACTTGTAGAAACAGCTCTCGCCCACCACTCTTTCGGAGCATCTACATGAAACATCTTGTCTTTTTGAATAACAAACTCTTCAGCTACAAGACTTTGTCTAAGCCATTTCGACAACTCCGACCACAGAATGTCAGCCAACTGCCTGTTGGTTGGTGCAGTACAAACTACCTTAGCATATGGGCGGGTGGTCTGGAACCACAAGATAAGCCAAGAAGCCATTGCGTCCTTGCCTATTCCGTGTCCAGACCTAACTGTATTCCGCTTCGAATTCATGAACTTAACCAGGCATTCAGCCTGTTGTTCGGAGGGATTAGCCTGAATACACTCTTTAACAAAGAGCAGTGGAGAATGCTTCCACTCTTTTAACTTCCTCTTAGCTAAATCGTTCACTCTTTGTCCTTACTCAAAGCGGGGGCTACTGCTGCTCCTGTTAAGCCCCACATAAAAATCTTTCCTTTTTTAAAGGCTTCTTTGAGCTGAGGAGTTATCTCAAAAGAGTCATAGCGCTTATCATGTCTCATTACAGTTGTCTTTCCACCTAATTGCTCTACCTGAGCATCCGTAAGATGTTTTTCCATAAAGACAGTTGGATTAAATTCCTGGGCATTTTGGATTCCTGGATTATTCCTTGGATCAGAACGAGACTTATATGTTTTTAGATCAATACGCTGTGTTTTGGTTAGATCAAGTTTGCTAAGGTCATCCCAACTTATCTGTTCATGCATCACAACTGTTCTTCCTTTGCCTGACTGATGAGTATCATAGATTTTTTTCTCTACCTTTACCCCATACTTTCCAAACAGTCTTTCAACAGTTTGTGGAAGCTGCTTATTATATAAATTCACTGCCCAATTAGAGGCTCCTTCAACACCGTATCTATCTGCAACCTCTTGGCCAGTTGTCCAGGCAACTCGTTTCCAGTCCTTTTCAATTCCTTCTTTAACCAAAGCCTTCAAGACTATTTGATCCCAGACACCTTTGAAGGGGAACTTAGGAGTATCTCCACCATGTTTCTCCATCAGATATTCTTTGGTCCCAGAATCTATTTCTTCCCATGCTCCGTCTGCCCTACGATTGTAAGCAATAAATGGATAGGCTTGCGTAGAAGGATCAGGATTTGGAGCTATCTTCATATTTGACTCAAGCTTTCCTTCTTCTCCATGCCTCTTTACACTCCCCTCCCAATCACTCTGTAGGTTATGTACAAAGCCTGTTTTCTCTCCGTCCTTAGAAATCCTTTCATCCAGCCTCGCATATCCAACTACGTTATATTGTTTATCTCCATAATGACCGCCTTCAAACCTTTTGCCTGGTATATCAGGGGCAGACACAGTCAACTCCTGATAATTTTCTGCGGGACCAGGAAGATCACCTCTTTGATAATTAGCAGTACCAAATAAGTTTTGATCCTTATTAGGAATAGATTCAACTGGAAAAGGTTTATAAATCCTTTGCTCCAACCTTATTTTGCTCTTCTCCAAGTGATCTACTAAGTCTGCCTTTGTTATGGTCTCTCCACTCAAACTCTTTTGTTCAGTTAATTCTTGTATCCCAGACCACTCAACCTCTTTTGGTTTGAGACCCTGTTTAGAAACCCAGTTATTGACATATTCTGGTGTTTGCTTTCCTCCAGGAAATTTCTCTGCAACCACCGCAGATATTCGAGTCGGGAGATCAACTTCTTTTAAATAACCTTTTCCACGAGCGACTTCATCAGCTGCCAACCCTCTCTGCTCAAACACATTTAGTGCTGACTGTTGGGCCTCTCGATCTCTGTCTACCAGTCTTTGATGCTCCGGAATCAGCCCCTCAGGCATAGTATCTTCTCTTTGTGGCCCATGCAACCTCATATTTATCTCAGCCCTACGAGTTTGCTCATCTCCACCAAGCTGCCGTAGAGATCTATAAAGATTTTGTCGTTCTTCATATTCTGCAACTGGATCTCCTCTCAGCCTCGCTATCTCATCTGCATTTCTTGTGGCCAGTTCCTCTTGATGTACTGCAATTCGTCTACGATAATCAATCCTTTCAGCTACCTGTTCTGGAGTAGCTCTTGCAAATACTTTTTGTTCGTAGTTTCTTATAACTTCTGGCATAGCCGACCAAGACTCTCTGTCCATCCAAGGAGGAATAACCTCTTCTGCAACAGGCTTAACCGCTTGGACAGCCTTTTCAAGTACAGGTTTAGCAACAGTCCTTGCTGCTCTGGCTGTAAAAAGCTCTCCAGACATTCCTTCCGCAGCTTTTAGAATATTACTAAACACCAGCTAAACCTCGACCTCTTCGAACAACCCAGAAAGTTCAAAAAATGAATCTTCTGCCGTTTGTTTCTCTGCCATATCTAAGAGTTGTGAGTCACTCACAGGAGCCCCCAACCTTGTAGCTGCCTCTTCCTTTTCTATCTGAATCAAGTAGGCAACCAAACCCTTAACCTTCCCACCATCCGAAGTCTCAGTCTCTGCGTCATGCAGAATCTTGAATGATCTGGCCAAATCAATCAAAGAAGCCTCAGTTATTTTGTCGACTGTTATAGCCTCCAAACACCTTGCCTGAAGCTTTGTTAAGTGTAGGTTCCGGAGATTCCTGTATTGCAACAGAATCCCTTGTTCCTGCTGAAGTTCAGTAATCCTTCCTGCCAGCGTAGGAATAGAAATCCCTAAGGCTTCAGCCAACTCCTTCTGGTTTAACCCTCTCTCAGACAAATCCAAGAGAGTCTCCATATCTATTTCTTTACGAGGACGACCCATCAGCAGGAACCTCTACCAACTTTGCTTTTTCTATAGTTGGGTCCATCTCTGCTCCACAATCAAAACCTTCTAAAGGAGCTTGTTTAATGACCTCTCCCAAAGTATTAAGTGCAAACACCGTGGGAGCAATTTGCTCAAAGCTCCCATTCAAGGGGGCACTTAACACCAACTTTAACAAGTTTTGTCTCTGTTCTTCGCTGTCCAGCCTCATTTTTTGTTCCTCCTTTTTATTTTTACGCTGTGTGGTACCAGAACTGGCCAGTAATAGTTTTTGCACCACTATTTAAAAACGCAGCATTATTAAAATCTATATAAAAGGATATTTTCTCAGGATGTCCTGTTGAAATAAAACCACAAAGAGAGGTAGTTGCATCCACTGAATTATTTCTAAAGCTTCCAAGTGACATTACAGTAGCTAAAGTAGTTTGTGCGTTTACAGGTAAAGAAAATTCAGTTGTGGCATCATTAGATGTTCCATAAATACTAAACTGAACAAAAACCAACTTCCCGACTTTCTTATAATAAATCTTGACTGTCTTCCCGTCTTGCCATCCAGTCACCGTCGAAGTCGCTGAATAATCCGTCCAGGGTACAGAGTAAACATCTCCTGTAAAATTAACAGACTGATCAGCATTAAATGTTGCGACAACACCTGAGAGATTCTGTAACCGTAAATCATCAGTGCCGTTAGAACCAGTGTCTGTATACCAAATCCAACTCCAGTCAGTATTGAGTCGGCTGGCCATCTTCCATGATACTCTGGTTGATCCAGTAGCAGCAGTATTATAAAAACGGAAAGTTTGCTCTCCATCTCCCTGCATAATAAAATTGGGGGTAATTCCACCAGCCAGATCAATATGAAGTGGGCTGTCAAAAACTATAGTATGAGATGCTGTATGTTCCCCGATATGGTCGGCTTTAACAACTCCATAAAAATCTGCTGAACCATCTGCCTCAAGAACGAGAGATGGTGTAGAGGCTTGACTGGCAGCAGTAGCTACAATAGCTCGACCAAAATGCAATCCACCAGCAAGATCACTCTTAATGATAAAACCTTTTACTCCTCTGGTGCGGTAAGTGGCAGTAGCACCTTCAATTTCTGCATGGAAAGTGATAATACCTCTACCATTTATATCACACCCAATACTGTGGCCATATCCAGAAGCATTAGGATGTCCATACTCTATACAATTATAAGGAACACCCCTTAAACCAATAAGTGGTGCATACTGATTATATCCAATATAGGCTCCAATTTCTAAGTTCCCATCAATCCAAACATCGTTGTCACCTGGATCTGTGTCCCCTCCTACGTGGAGGCCACCGTTGATGGCAAGTTTAGCGGCGGGGGCAGTCGTCCCGATGCCTACATTACCCGTCCGCAAAATAGTCAACTTTGCATCAGTCAATGCTACATGACTTGCATCGGCAACACTATTAATCAAAAAATGAAAGTCTCCGAGATTCCAACCATTACCATCTGCAGCAAAGGCTATCGCACCTTTTGTATAGTAAGGTTGACCACTGGTATTA